TTTCTGGTTTAGCTTATTACCTGTGTTTAAAAAAGAACTCCCAAAAACTTCCTGTGATAAAACAACAATATGAACAGGACTTAACAAACGCAATGAGATACGATGAAGACCGTTCCCCATTAAGATTAGTTCCTAGACAAGAGTATATCTAATGACTTACGCGTCAGGAAAACACGCTTGGTTTATTTGTGATATATGTAGTTTTAGATATCCGTATAAAACAGCGAGAGGTAATTGGGAAAATTTTAGAGTTTGTAATGAATGTTACGAACCCAAACATCCTCAATTAGACCCACCAAGTATAGGAGCGGACGCAGAACAGTTATGGCGACCCCGACCTGATGTAGCGTTACCTCGAGCAGGGTTAGGGGTTGTTACTACAACAGATCCATCAACAGCAGTTATAGACAATACTACAAGTCCAAGTGGAACTAGAACAATGACATTTACAGATGACCCGATAGGTAGTAAATTTGAAGGAGAAGTGGGGACAGGTTCAGTAGGTGACGTAGAGGTGACAACATAATGGCAAATGGATTTACATACAGCGGTTTAGAGACAGCGATCAAGAACTATCTAGATAATACTGAAAGTACTTTTGTTAGTACCTTAGATACGTTTATCCAAACAACAGAAGAAAGAATTCTAAAATCAGTTCAATTACCTGTTTTTCGTAAAAACTCAACAGGAACAGCAACACAAGGAAATACTTACTTAGCAACCCCTTCTGATTTTTTATCTCCTTTTAGTTTAGCTGTTGTTGATAGTAGCAGTAACTATAGTTATTTATTATTGAAACACGTGTCTTGGATTCGAGACTATACTCCTGCCGCCGCTACTACAGGAACTCCTAAATACTATGCACAGTTTGATTCAGACACATTTATTTTAGCTCCCACACCTTCGACTACTTTTACTTTTGAATTGCATTATAACTACAGACCTGAGACTTTAACCTCAGTAGGAGCAGACAACAAAAGTTGGCTTTCTGAAAATGCTCCTAACGCTATGTTGTATGGTTCTTTAGTTGAAGGAGCTGTGTTTATGAAAGAACCTCCTGATACGATTATGTTGTATGAACAAAAATTTCAAGAAGCCTTGGCGATGTTAAAAATGTTAGGTGAGTACAAAGACGTGAGAGATGAATCAAGACACGACCAGATTAAAATACAACCACAGGCACCACAAGGATAATGAAAGAACTTGAAGGAAAAAATATAGCATTAGTTGCTATGGGTCAAAGTCAAATAGACTTTCATCTTTCTCAAACACACAGCGTAGAGTTTGATGAAATATGGGCGGTTAATGCAATGATTGGAGTTTTACCTAATATCGATAGAGCTTTTATCTTAGACCCAATGAGCAGATTTTTAGATACTGAAGATGCTGGAACAATGACGCCTATGATGCGTAAACATTTACCTAAGTGTAATTTTCCTATCTATACCTGTGAATTAGATACTAGAGTTCCATCTGCAATAGATTACCCTATAGAATCAATTGTTAATGACTTAGGTTGTTCTTATTTCAATAATACAATTCCTTATGCAATAGCTTATGCTTTGTGGAATGGAGTTAATAAAATTTTTCTTTTTGGTATAGATTTTACATATAAAAATAATATGCACTTTGCAGAAGCAGGTAGGTCTTGTACAGAGTTTTGGCTATCTAAATGTATTGATGCAGGTATTCAAATAGAAGTAGCTCCTAGATCATCTCTGCTTGATATGGATATACCAATGCAAGAAAAACTTTATGGATACCATAGACTTAACGATCCTAAAATAGCTTACCAAGATGGTCCAAACATGAGTGTTTGCAAATTGTCAGAAGTAACAATAGAGCCTACACCTAAGCCAATTGGTATAATAAATAGAAATGATTTAAAATTAAATTCTGTAGAACCAAACAAATATTAATATGTTTTCATTAAAAACCGATATTACAGTAGGAAATTTAGGCGTTACCACAACAGATAATGGTGGTCATAGCATAGACACGATTGCAGAAATGGCAACAAACAAAATTGTTTCTATTAGTGATAAAGCTGATCCTATGATTAAAGCACAGGCTCACGCTTTTAAAGATAGAACAAAAATGGTAATTGCATATTATATTAAAGAGGGAATTGAAAATCATCTTTGTACAGTATGTAATGAATTAGAAAAACAAGGTCATAAAGACCTAGCAAATATTATTAGGAGACTATAATGGCAATAACACAATCGATGGCAACAAGTTTTAAAAAAGAACTACTAGAAGGAAAACATAATTTATTAGCTTCTGGCGGTAATAGTTTTAAACTAGCTTTATATACTAGTTCAGCAACTATGGGTGCAGCTACTGCAGCTTTTACTACAACCAATCAAGCGGCTGGAACTAACTATACTTCTGGTGGAAATGCTTTAACAAATATTAATCCAGCAACATCAGGAACAACAGCGTTTGCTGATTTTGCAAATTTAACTTTTGGAACAGCCACTATTACCGCTAGAGGATGCATGATTTATAATGATACAACTTCAAACGATGCATCTGTTGCAGTATTTGATTTTGGCGGAGATAAAACATCTACAGCAGGAAGTTTTACAATAACTTTTCCTACTGCTGATGCATCTAACGCAATTATAAGAATAGCTTAATTTAGCTTATGGCTAATATTAATGGTTGGGGTAGAGGTACTTGGGGTCAATTAACCTTTGGTGAGCCTTTACCTGTTGCTTTAACAGGCGTAGCAGGAACTACAGCAATAACTAGTGTTGCTATAAGTGCTGGTGGTGATGTTGGAGTTACAGGAACAGTAGGTACTACTTCTTTAGGTAATGAATCACCAGTTACAAATAATGTTTTACCAGTCACAGGTTTTACAAACACAACTGCAATTGGAACAGTAGCTGTACAAGCCGTTGCTATTGTTGGCGTATCTGCAGTTACATCTACAAGTGGTCTTGGTAATGAAAGTATTGTTAGTAATAACTTTCTTAATATTACGCTTGGTGCTGCAACAGGTGCTGTTGGAAATGAAACAGCAACAGGAAGCACTCTTATATTTCCAACAGGAGTTTTTGCAACAAAGGAAATAGGTAGTCTTTTAGTTTGGAGTTTAATAGATGATTCGCAAACACCTAGATATTCAACAATAAACACTTCACAAACACCTAGCTGGAGTGAAGTAGCATAATAATATATAATTTTTTTAACGAGGAAGATAAATGGCAAGTACATATGTAAATGATTTAAGACTCAACGAGATGGCTACTGGTGATGCCAGTGGTACTTGGGGTACAAACACTAATGTTAATTTAGAATTAATTGGTGAAGGTTTAGGTTATGGAACAGAAGCCATAACAACTAACGCAAATACTCATACATCAACTGTAGCAGATGGTGCAACAGACCCAGTTAGAGCTATGTATGTTGAATACACAGGAACATTAGATTCTGCGTGTACTATAACAATTGCTCCCAATACTATAAACAGAATGCACTTTATCGAAAATGGTACAAGTGGTTCTCAAAACATAATTATTAAACAAGGCTCTGGAGCTACGATAACCATACCTTCTGGACATACAAAAGCAGTTTATTTAGACGGAGCTGGTTCTGGTGCAAAAGTAGTAGACGCTTTTGCCAGTCTCAATGTTGTAGACCTAACAGTAGAAGATGATTTATTTGTTACAGATGATTTAGGCGTTGGCGGAGATATAGACTTAGAAGGCTCTATAGATGTGAATGGTACAGCCAACTTAGATATCGTAGATATTGATGGAGCTGTAAACATGGCAACTACTGCCCTTGTTACTGGCGTACTGACAACAACCGCAGCACAGGTAATTAATGGTGGGGCAACACTTGCCACAAACAAAAAAATGATCTTTCGTGATGCTGCAATTCACATAAGCTCTAGTGCAGATGGTCAACTTGACCTTGTTGCAGATACAGAAATTCAGATAGCTGCAACTACTATTGACATCAACGGAGCAATAGTCGCTAGTGGCGAAATTGCTGCTGTATCT